TTGAAATCCTGCTGCTTTGATAATACCTGTACAATGAATATTTTTGTCTACAAAAAGAGAAGTATCGTGATTTAAATTAGAATTTGCAAGATGTCTTGATGAATTAATTGCAACACCTTTTTGATTTACTATTAAATTCCATTTTGTATTTATTGTATCTTCGGTATTAATATTATATGTTTTTTCTCCTACAACTAAAAATTCTTCGTATTTTTTCAAGTCTATTTTACTTAAATTCTTAGCCTCATCCTCGTCATTGAGTTGTAACCCAATTGCAACCGAATCAATTTGTATTGTAGGGTTGGTTATATCATTGACTAGATAACTCATATATTATCTTACTCTATTTAAAAGAAAAATACATTTAATATTTATATATATATATAAATATAAAAAATGATATATTATAATTAATATAATTAATTACACGGATGAAACGTATCGAGAATATTCATAATAAAACTATGGAAATTTGTATTGAAAATCAACCCTACAATAATAAAAATATATTATTGCAAAGAGAAGACTTAGATAGTTTATTAAATAATAATGGTTTAAAAAATTTAGAAATTAAGAATATTAACTTATATCGTGTAGCATTTGTTCATAAATCATATTGTACTATGAAAAATGCAGATTTTGACAAAAGTAACGCAAATTGCCCCCCTGATTGTCTACCATTGCAGGATATGTCATATGAAAGACTAGAATTTTTAGGCGATTCACTGCTCGGAATGATTGTAACTAATTATTTATATTTACGATTTCCAGATCAAAACGAAGGATTCTTATCAAAAATAAGAACAAAGATAGTTAATGGCAGAATGCTTGGTTATCTATCAGAAAAAATTGGATTGCCAAAATTTGCTATAATTTCAAAACAAGTTGAAGAATCAGGTGGAAGAAATAATTATAAAATTATGGAAGATATCTTTGAAGCTTTCTTAGGAGCACTTTATTTAGATTTTCAAACAGATGCTGACGAGGTATCGCTTCCTTCAAATATTAAAATAGTACCTTCAAGTGGCGCGGGATATTATATTGTAGAAAGTTGGATTATATATATTATAGAAAATTATATAGACTTCTGCGAACTAATAAGAATTAAAAATAATTATAAAGATATGCTAGTTTCGCATATGTTACATTATTTACAGGATGTTCCACAATTTAAAGAATTAAATATTACAACCAAAGATAATGTGCGTATATTTAATTATTGTATCAAAGATAAAAATGGTTCTATAATTGCAACTTCAACGGGAAATACAAAGAAGGAGGCAGAGAATAATGTATCAAAAGAGGCATTATTATATTATAATGTTAATATACAAGAATATAATTCTCATATATAAGAATTTATAATATACCTTCATATAATTATATTATGAATATGAATATTACACATCTAGTTTTATCAGGTGGAGGAATGCATGGTGTAATGTTCATAGGTGCACTGAGATATTTATATTTTAAAAATTTAGATAAAAATATAAAACATATCGCAGGGTGTTCAATTGGTTCTTTCATTGGTCTTATGTTTGCTTTTAAAATGCAAATAAATGAAATGGAAGAATTAATATATACAGCGAGCGAAGATAGTGAATTATGTAATGTGCCTATAAAAAATTACATTAAATTAATAACAGAATATGGAATGTGTGATATGACAAAATTTATAATTCATTTAAAAAATGCAATTAAAAATAAATATCCTTTTTTAGAAGATATAGTAACATTTAAAGATATCTCTCAAAAGTTTGGTATAAATTTATATATGTCCTCAACTAATATTAATTCGTGCAAAAATAAAATTTTTTCAATTGAAGATACTCCTAATATATGCGTATATGATGCGTGTTGTGCCTCAATGTGCATTCCATTATTATTTAAACCTATATATATTGACGATTATTATTATGATGGTGCATTAACAAATAATTTTCCTATAAAAATATTTGAAAAAGTCCCTAGTGAAAATATATTAGGTATGATATTGCAAAAAGAAAATAAGGAAGTTATTGAAAAAATCAAACATATTAATCTGATATATATAATTAAACAATTATTTACTATATTTAATAAATTAAGAGTAAAACATGTCTTGTTTGAGCAAATAAAAAATAGTAAAATAAATAATTTTTATTATCCTACTAATTTACCATTAGATAACACGATGAATATAACATTTAGCAGACTAGGAATGAAACTAGAATTAAAAAAAAAACAAATTGATGATATGATATTTGCAGGTTTTGAAAGTATGATGGAATATATGGATGAAAGATATAATAATTATATAGAAGAATTAAATGTACGTACTATAGATTTATAATTTTGTTTTTATTATTAATGTAATAAGGTTTTTTGTTTATTATTTTAGCATTTAATGGTTTCGTATCAGTAAATATATTATTGGGCAGTTTCAATAATTCACTTATAATTCCTTCTGATATTAAATTTAAAAACTTAGTATTTTGAATAGATATATATCTATTGTCTTTATAAATATTCCTCAATTTATATTTAAAATCTCTTATAAATATTGAAAACTCATTAGATGGTAAATTCATTGGCATATTAATGTCGGCGAGCCAAGAATCTTTTGAAATATTTTGATTTACAAATGGACCTATTATTCTTCTATAATCATCGTAAATATCATAGTTATCAACACGATTTATAGTTGTACATAACCCGAAATCATATATATACATAGAGTATTTGCCCGTTTTTAAATAGTAATTTTTTCCATTTATATTGTAATGATAATAACCTGTTAGATTATTATTGTAATGATATAAGAAATTTCCCCAATGACAATCTCTATGAACATATCCAAAATTATGAAATGTTAATATTGATAACATAATTTGTGCAAATACATTATATAACATCTCATCATTCTTTAAAAATTCTTTTTGTTTACACAAATGCTTTAAATCTCCGCGAGCGAGTTCATTTAACAATATTATATATTTTCGGTTATTAATAATATCTGGTAATTTTTTATTTGATAATATGTTACATTTAATTACTTTATAAGTTAAAATAAAATGTTTAGATAATTTTTTATTAATTATTAATTCTGTTATTTTACTATTTAATTCGCTCTCTAATATGTTTCTATTATTTTGTATCATAAGTTTAGCAGCAATAGGACGCTTTCCAATTTCATTTTTAATATTTGCAATATAGATATATCCATATTTACTTGAGGTTCCAATCCTTTTAACGAGAGATATTTTATCTTTTATGGTATAATTAACCGCATTAGTATTTTCTTTATGTCTTACATTTAAACATTCATTATTACTGATACCTGCTATTTTATTAAGTATGTGATTGTAGTAAAAAATTCTACTATCTAAATTATATTTTATATTTTTGTCTTCAAAATATTTTTTGATATCTTTTATACCAATAAATTTATTATTTTTTTTTACAACTACATTCTTTGATGATAGGTATTTAGAATCTATTGTATTTGATAGTGAACCTTTGGACATAAATTTACTTTTATATTCGTGAGAAGAATTCATTACACTTTTCTATTATAGTACAATATTCTAATATATTAATATAATAGATTTGTTAATGAATAATACAGAACCTTATATATTTGTAATAGATTTAGATGGTACTATAATTGGAAATTGTACATATCAATGTGATATATATAATATTATGGAATTAATAAAAACTAGCAATAAAAAAGATTTAAATAAATATAAAATATTGTGTGATAAATGTTTAAATGATAGTTATAATGACAAATCTTTGCTTATAAGACCGCATTTTTTCTATTTTGTACAATCAATGAAAAAATTATATCCACAATCTTATTTTTATATTTATACAGCGTCGGAAAAAAAATGGGCGATTAAGGAAATATCTATAATTGAAAAAAATTATAATTTTAAATTTGACAGACCCTTGTTCACGCGCGATAACTGCATTATAGATAACGATGGTAATATAAAAAAATCAATTGCAAAAATATTACCTCTTATAAAAAAGAATGTTAAGATGCCTGTGTCGTATGATATTAAAAAACATCTTTTAATAATAGACAACAATCCTACGTTTATAGATTATAAAGATAATTTATTGTTATGTCCTACATATAATTATATTAAATTTAATAATTTAAAAGATATAGTACCTGACGAAATTGGTTGTAATAATATTAAAAATTATGTTACTAAATTAACGAAAGAACAGCGGATATGTAGAAACTATAATAGTCAGGAGTCTATGGAAAAAATATATAGATGGTTATATAAAAAATGTAAAAAAATAAATAAATATAATTCAAAATATTTAAATGACAATTTTTGGAAAGATTTAGTTATACTAATAAAAAATTATAGTATAAAACATTATACTTCTAAAAATGTTGAAATGATGCAAAAAAGTATTAAAATATAATTATATAATGATATAATATAAGAATGATATAAATGATATATATTAGTTTTGATATTGGAGTTAAAAATTTAGCAGTTTGTATAATTAAGAAGGATGATGAAACTCATATGTTAGAAATTATTGATTGGCGTATAATAGTTCTCGCAGATAGTAAGAAGGAAATTAAGGGTATTGAAGATATAAGTGAGAGAATTTATATGGAGATGGATAACATAATGGGTGATTTAAAAAATAAAAACATTAATGTTATTGATTATGTATTAATAGAAAATCAACCTTCAAATTTAAATGGTATTATGAAGACAATACAGCATATAATATATGGTTACTTTAGTTTAATTAAATTCTGGGATAAAGATATTAATAATGTTCTCCTAATAAATGCTTCTTTAAAAACTAAGAATCATAAGTATGTAATTAATATAGAAGGCGGAAAACAAGAAGACCCTAAAAATAAGAAGGGATTTAGAAGAGATAAATATAAAAATAATAAATTATTAAGTATAGAATTATGCAAGGAATATATAAGTGAAGATGAAAATTTAAAAAAATTATTTAATGAAAATAAGAAAAAAGATGATTTAAGTGATGCGTGTTTGCAGGCAATATCTTATATTAGGAGCACCACGAAGGAAGATATTATTAATAAATATAATAAAATATATATTAGCGAAATAATTTAAGTAATAGCAAATTAAATACATCACTTTATAATATTATTTATTTTTAAAGATGCGTATTAATGCAGATTAAAATATTATAATAGATATATAAACATTTAATATCAAAATAAATATATAATATGGCTTTAATATCAACTCTTAATAACCAAAA